ATGCTGCTCGCCGAACGCCTGATGGTGGTGCTGAAGCGCGAGATCGGGCATCTGGAGGCCGAGAGCAAGGAATTCAGTCCGCGACGGCGGGCGGGCGATCGGGACGCGGCGGGGAGCGCCTCGCCGGACGACGACACGGTCGTCACCCGCAAGGGCGCCAGGGTGGCGGCAAGCACCGCGGCGAGTCGCAGCAAGGAGCGGATCGAGACCCTCGGGCAGATGACGCGCTCGCTCGAGAAGCTCCTCGAACTCGTCGGGCTGGAGCGCCGGACCGCCTCGCCCGACGGCGAGGCCGACGCGCTGGAGCGGCTGCGCGAGGAGATGATGGCGCGCCTTCGCAGCCTCGACGCCAAGCGCGGCGGGGCGCAGGGCCTCTTCGGCCCGGCGGCTGCCGAGACGGGCGAGGGCGCTTGAGCGGGCCGGAGGCCGGAGAGGACGCCGGCCGGTTCTGGCCGGATGTGCGGGCCGTCCTCGACGACTATCCCGCCCCGGTCGTCGCGCGCTCGGTGCCGGACTGGCCGGTGCTGGCGCGGCGCGAGCAGCTGCCGCCGCCGGGCGACTGGCGGCAGTGGCTGATCCTGGGCGGGCGCGGCTCGGGCAAGACGCGGGCGGGGGCGGAATGGATCCGGGCGCTGGCGCTCGGTGCCGCGCCGCTCGCCGAGCGCGCGCACGGGCGGATCGCGCTTCTCGCCGAGACGCTGGGCGACGCGCGCGAGGTGATGGTCGACGGCGAGAGCGGGCTCCTCGGGCTCGAAGGGCCGGGACGGCCCAGCTTCGAGGCGAGCCGGCGCCGGCTGGTGTTTCCGAACGGGGCGATCGCGCAGATCTTCTCCTCGGAAGACCCGGAGGCGCTGCGCGGCTACCAGTTCGACGCCGCCTGGGGCGACGAACTCGGCAAGTGGGTGCACGGGCAGGACTGTTTCGACAATCTGCAGCTGGCGCTGCGGCTGGGCGAGCGTCCGCGCGCCCTGTTCACGACGACGCCGCGCGCCGTGCCGCTGCTGCGCCGGCTCCTCTCGGACCCGGCGACGGCGGTGACGCGCATGCGCACGGCCGACAACGCCGCCCATCTCGGCCGCGGCTTCGTGGCCGCCATGGAGGCGCGCTACGGCGGCACGCGGCTCGGGCGCCAGGAACTCGACGGGGCGATGATCGAGGCGCGCGAGGACGCGCTGTTCGACATCGCCGATATCGAGCGACGCCGCCTGCGCGCGGCGCCCGAGCTCCGGCGCATCGTGGTGGCGGTGGACCCGCCGGCCAGCGCCACGGCGCGCTCGGACGCCTGCGGCATCGTCGCCGCCGGCCTGTGCGCGCAGGGCGTGGCGCATGTCCTGGCCGATCGCAGCCGGGCCCGGGCCAAGCCGCACGAATGGGCGGACGCGGCGGTGGCGCTCTATCGCGAGTTCCAGGCCGACCGGATCGTCGCCGAGGTGAACCAGGGCGGCGACATGGTGGAGGCGGTGATCCGGGCGCGGGCCGCCGACGTGCCCGTGCGCGCCGTGCGGGCGACGCGCGGCAAGTGGCTGCGCGCCGAGCCGGTGGCCGCGCTCTACGAGCAGGGACGCGTGCGCCATGTCGGGCCCTTTCCCGAACTCGAGGAGGAAATGGCCGATTTCGGCCCCGACGGCCTCAGCGGCGGCCGCTCGCCGGACCGGCTCGACGCCCTGGTCTGGGCCGTGACGGCGCTGACCGGACTTGTCCCCGAGCCGCGCGTGCGGGGACTTTGAGCGGGTTGTTGCAACCTAAGGGAGAGTGCTCTATCTGCCGGGGTGAGAATGCGAACATCCAGAGGCTGGACGTCGGGATCGAATGTTTCGTTGTGCCCTGACGGAAATGGACACACTGGACTTTTCGATCACCTCGAACGGATCGAGTGTCATCGCGCAGTTGCCGATCGGCTTCGATGTCGAGACGGGGGCCAGATTTTCGGCGATGGTGGCGATGGAAGCCGTGCCGGCCCATGGTCCCGAGACCAGGGAACTGATCTTCTGCCTTCTTGAGTACGATCACGAGAGCGATACGTTCGACCAGATATGGGACGGCCTAGCCACCCGTCGTAAAATTCCGGACATCGCCCATCGCGGCGCGATCTTCGCGGCAGTTCAGCAGATGACACGGGCCTTGATTGACGACGTTGAACCGCTCGTTGTAACTATGTCCACGCACACAGCGTATCTGCCAGACAAAGCGCTGGCGAAATATACACGGATCGCTGCCAGCCTATGGGATGCGGGCTACCGAGCCGGCAAGACCGATATATGGCATGGGCGTCATTTCTGGATCATGGAACGGGTTCGATGAACTGGCCGTTGAAAATCTGATCGTTTGAACCAGATTTATCCCATCTCGCGTGTCGAGAGGACCTTCGAAATGACAATGCCCCCGATCGATCGAGATCTCCAGATCAGTCTCATGAAGGATGCCGAAGCGCGTCTCGCTTCGATCGTCGATCGCTACTTGAGCGTTCCGATCGTTCGCGAGGCCGCCAGGACCTGTGCCTTCGAAAGCACTGCGCCCGGGTTCACATCCCGCCGGGTGAGGGTTCCCCGCGCCGGCTAAGACGCGTCCGTTCAAGAGTCAGCCATGACACGGCCCCGCCTGAAAGCGGGGCCGTTTTCGTTTCAGGCACAGTCGTTCGTCGCGATCAGCATTCCCTTGTCGGGCTGGCGAGCGCCGGCCTGCGGATGCCGAGCGCGATCCGTCATCGTTCATCGAGGAGAGACACATGGGGCTGCGATCCTTCATCGCGGGCCGGCGCACGGCTGCGCTGGCGGCGCCGGAGGCGAAGGCGGCGGGGCCGGCGTTCAACGGCGGGGCGCTGGTGTTCTCCGGACCGGGGCCGGGCTCGGCGAGCGACTGGAGCGAGCGCTCTTACGAGGCGCAGGCGCGGCTGGGGTTCATGCAGAACCCGGTCGTCTATCGCTGCCTGCGGCTGGTGGCGCAGAGCGTCTCGGCCATGCCGCCGCTGCTCTATCGCGGCGGGCGGGAACTGGAGGGGCACGCGATCCTCGACCTCCTGCGCCGGCCGAACGCGGCGATGGACCGGGCGAGTTTCCTGGAGACGCTGTGCGGGCATCTCCTCCTCTCGGGGAGCGCCTATGTGGAGGCGGCGGTGCTGGGCGGAGAGGTGCGGGCGCTGCATCTCCTGCGCCCGGACCGGGTGCGGATCGTGTCCGGCGCCGATGGCTGGCCGCTCGCCTACGAATATCGCGCCGGCCGCCTCGTGCGGCGCATCGCGGCGGAGGAGGCGGAGGACGGGGGACCGTCGCGGCTGCTGCACCTTCGCGAGTTCCATCCGCTCAGCGACGGGGCCGGCTTCTCGCCGCTCGGGGCGGCGCAGGGGGCGCTGGAGCTTCACAACGCCGCCGGGCGCTGGAACCGGGCGCTCCTGGAGAACTCGGCGCGGCCCTCGGGGGCGCTGGTCTACCAGCCGGGCGACGGCTCGAACCTCTCGGCCGACCAGTTCGACCGGCTGAAGGCGGAACTGGAGAGCGGCTATTCGGGTGCGGCGGCGGCCGGGCGGCCGATGCTGCTCGAGGGCGGGCTGGACTGGAAGGCGATGGGCCTTTCGCCGAAGGACATGGATTTCGCCGAGGCGCGCAACGGCGCGGCCCGTGACATCGCGCTCGCCTTCGGTGTGCCGCCGATGCTGCTCGGCATTCCCGGCGACAACACCTATGCGAACTACCAGGAGGCCAACCGCGCCTTCTACCGCGCGACCGCGCTGCCGCTGGCGAACCGCCTTCTGGGAACCCTCGGCGACTGGCTCGGCGCCTTCTTCGAGGCACCGGACCTGCAGCTCGTGCCCGATCTCGACCGCGTGGAAGGCCTCTCGGCGGAACGCGAGGCGCTGTGGTCGCGGATCGGGGCGGCGGGTTTCCTGACGGATGACGAGAAGCGCGAGGCGGTCGGCTACGGTCCGCGCGCGCTCTGACCGCGCAGCGGCGGCGAGGCTTGCGGCCGCCAAAGAAGAAGGCGGGCCCGCCAAGCAGCGACCCGCCTCGAATTGACTGCGACACCAATGATTTCAGGACACGCGCAAGATGCAGGGCCGACCGCCCGGTGTCAATGCGCCCGCTTGCCCCAACGGGAGGTTCCGATGAGCAACGAGCCCTTGTCCGAACTCGCGTTCTGGACGGCGCGCCTTGCGGGCGCGGCGGCCGGCTCGGCGATCTCGGTGGCCTATCTCCTGCCGCATACGAGGCGGGAGGCGGCGACGCGGTTCCTGATCGGCGTGGTGACCGGCCTCGTCTTCGGACCGCCGGCGGGACTGATGCTGGCCGAGCGTTTCGGCATCGACGGCGTGCTCTCGCTGGCCGAGGTCTCCGTGATGGGATCGGCCGCCGCCAGCCTCTCGGCCTGGTGGGCGCTCGGCATCCTGTCGCGCCTCGCCGCAGGCGTCGGGCGGCGCACCGGCGGGGAGGGCGACGCGCGATGAGCGGCATTCCCGGAAACGCCGACGCCGCGCGGGTCCAGGGCTATGCCGCGCTCTTCGAACGCACCGATCTTTCCGGCGACGTGATCGAGGCCGGCGCCTTCCGCGCCAGTCTGCTCGCCAGGGGCGCGGGCGGCGTGCGGATGCTGTGGCAGCACGATCCGGCCCGACCGATCGGCATCTGGACGCGGATCCGCGAGGACGTGCGCGGCCTTGCCGTGGAAGGGCGGCTCGCGATGGAGACGCAGGGCGGGCGCGAGGCGGCCGCGCTCGTCGCGGCCGGCGCCCTCGACGGCCTCTCCATCGGCTTCCGGCCGAAGGTCTCCCGGCGCGGGGCGGGGCGGGCGGGCCGGCGCCTCCTCAGCGTCGATCTCTGGGAGATCTCGCTCGTGACGTTTCCCATGCAGGAGGGCGCGCGCATGGTGCTGCCGGCGCCGCCGCTCGGGCCCCCGGTCCTCGACGACCCGAGCCTTCTCGCGCTGCAGCTTCGCGCCGCCGCACGACGGATCGCCGCGCCGGTCCACTGACCGGTCGCGTGCCCACACCCCCAAGCCAAGGAGAACCCGATGGATCTGACCCTCGAGGAGGGCGGCCTGCGCGCGCCCGAGACCAAGACCGACAGCCCCGCGGTGCGCGCCGCGATGGCGGAGATGATGCAGGCCTTCGACAGTTTCCGCGAGGCCAACGACCGGCGCGTCGGCGAGATCGAGAAGCGCATGAGCGCCGACGTGATCTCGGAAGAGAAGGTCGAGCGCATCGGCCGCGCGCTCGACGACCAGGAGAAGCGTCTCGAGCGCCTGATGCTGAAGGAGATGCGCCCGCCGCTCGCCGGCGGGGCGGGCGTGGGCGCCGGCCAGGCGGGGCCGAGCGAGCACCGCCATGCCTTCGAGGCCTATGTGCGCGGCGGCGACGAGGGCGGCATCCGCCGGCTGGAGCAGAAGGCGATGTCGGGCCTTACGGGCGCCGACGGCGGCTTCCTCGTGCCGCCGGAAACGGAAGGCGAGATCGGGCGGCGCCTGGCGTCGCTCTCGCCGATCCGCGGCCTGGCGACGGTGCGCGCCGTCTCCTCCTCGGTGCTGAAGAAGCCCTTCGCGCTGACGGGGCCGGCTTCGGGCTGGGTGGGCGAGGCCGATGCGCGCCCGCAGACCGAGGCGCCGCAGCTCTCCGAACTGACCTTCCCGACGATGGAGCTCTACGCGATGCCGGCGGCGACCGCCGCGCTCCTCGACGACGCGGCCGTCGATATCGACCGCTGGATCGGGGAGGAGGTGGAGCAGGCCTTCGCGGTCCAGGAGGGCGTGGCCTTCGTCAACGGCAACGGCGTGGCGCGGCCGAAGGGCTTCATGACCTATCCGTTCGTGGCCGAAAGCGCCTGGACCTGGGGCAAGGTGGGCACCGTCCCGACCGGAACCTCCGGCGCCTTTTCGCCCGGCACGGCGGCGGACTCGCTGTTCGACCTCGTCTACGCGCTGAAGGCGAGCTACCGGCAGAACGCGACCTTCGTGATGAACCGGCGCACGCAAGCGGCGGTCCGCAAGCTGAAGGACGCGGACGGCAACTATCTCTGGCAGCCGCCGGCGGGCGCCAGCGCGCGCGCCACGCTTCTCGGCTTCCCGATGGTCGAGGCGGAGGAGATGCCCGACGTCAGCCCGGGCTCCAAGTCGATCGTCTTCGGCGATTTCGCGCGCTTCTATCTCGTGGTCGACCGCCAGGGTGTGCGCGTGCTGCGCGATCCCTATTCGGCCAAGCCCTACGTCCTCTTCTACACGACCAAGCGCGTGGGCGGCGGCGTGCAGGACTTCGACGCGGCCAAGGCGCTGAACTTCGCGGCCTGACGGCGGGGCGCGGGACGAGACGGCGGGAGGCCGGGCGTGCGAGCGCCCGGCCTTCTTCTTTTCCAGGACATTCGCCCGAGGCGGGCGCGAGGAGACATCGGTGACAGTGATCGACCTCAGGAACGGCGCGAGCGAGCCCGTCACGCTCGACGAGGCGAAGGCCTGGTGCCGGATCGAACGCGACGACGAGGATGCGCTGATCGCACAGCTGATCGCCTCGGCGCGCGAGGCGGCGGAGGCCGAGACGGGCCTCGTCCTCGTGCGGCGCGGCTTCCGGCTGGCGCTCGACCCCGTGCCGCCGGACGGCTGGGTGGAGGTGCCGCGCGTGCCGCTGGTCTCGATCGACGCCGTGACGGCCTATGACGGGGCGGGGCAGCCGGCCGCGATCCCGCTTCACGAGGCGATCGTGGAGCGGGCGCTCGGCGTCGAGGCGATCCGCCTCGCGCCCCCGGTGCGTTCGAGCGCGGCGAACGGCGTCGAGATCGACGTCACGGCGGGCCTTGCGCCCGGCATGGTGCCCGCGACCATCATCCACGCGATGCGCCTCGTCGTCGCCGCCTCCTACGAATTGCGCGGCGTGGTCGACCCGGCGCTGCAGCCGGGGCTCGTTCCGGCCGCCGCACGCGCGCTTCTGGCGCGCCATCGGCGGGTGCGGCTGTGATGGCGCCGCTCTTCGTCGATCCCGGACTCCTGCGCCGGCGCGCGATACTGGAGCGGCCGGTCGAGACCTCGGACGGGGCGGGCGGGGCCCGCGTGTCATGGGTGGAGGTCGCCGAACTCTCGATCCATGTCGAGCCGGTGACGGTCGCCGCGCGCGAGCGGTTCGAGGCGCGCGAGATGCGCATCACCCACCGCGTGACCTGCCGGCGGCGCGACGAGGTGCAACGCGGGGCGCGGTTCCGCTTCGGCGAGCGGCGGCTCGCGATCCTCGCCGTCAGCGATCCCGACGAGACCGGCCGCTATCTCGTCTGCCGCTGCGAGGAGGCGGCGTGAGGATCGGGACGACGGGGATCGGGCCGGCGCTGGCGCGGCTCCTGCGGCGGCGGCTGGCGGAGCGAATGGCGAAGCGGCCGAGGCCGGCCTTCGCCGCGCGGCTCGGGCCATTGCCGCGGAGCTCGGGTTTGGGAAGCGCCGGGGCAGGGCGCTTCGGGGGCGACGAGGCCGGTGGGGAACCGCCGGACGGGCCGGACATTGCGGGCAGAGCGTCATGATAACGAATTGTTAATTTGAGACATCGACGCGAAGGCCGATGATGCGGCGGACGGCCCGGCGGGCACGAGAGACGGAGAACGCAGACGGATGACCCATCCCAGCGCGGAACTTCAGACGACGATCTTCAGGACGCTGACGTCGGACGCGGCGCTGACGGCGCTTCTGGGCGGCCCCAAGGTCTTCGACCGGCGGCCCGAGCGGGCGAACTTTCCCTATCTCACGCTCGGCCGCACCGCCGTCGTCGACTGGTCGACGGGCACCGAGGACGGGGCCGAGCACATCCTGACGCTGCATGTCTGGGCGGCGGGCGGCGGCAAGGCCGAGACCTACGAGATCATGGACCGCGTCTCGACCCGCCTTCAGGACGCCACCCTGCCGCTCGACGGGCACCGGCTGGTGAACCTGCAGCTGCAGTTCGCGGAAGCGCGGCAGGAGCCGGATTCGCCTGCCTATCACGGCATCATGCGGTTCAGGGCGGTGACCGAGCCGCTGGCATGAGGCGAGGGCCGCCGCAGCGGCCCGGACATTTCGACACGTGAACGCAGGGCGGCTCTCAGGAGCCGCCCTTTTTCTTTGGCCGCGCCTCGGGGACAGCGGCCCGCGACGGAAAAGGACGGATGGCGATGGGCGCGCAGCGCGGCAAGGACCTTCTCCTGAAGGTGGACGAGAACGGCGACGGCGTGTTCGACACGGTGGCGGGCCTGCGCGCCCGCCGCATCGCCTTCAATGCCGAGACGGTGGACACGACCGTCGCCGAGAGCGCCGGGCGCTGGCGAGAGCTTCTGGGCGGCGCGGGCGTGCAGCGCGCGGCGCTCTCGGGCTCGGGCATCTTCAAGGACGCGGCTTCGGACGCGGCGCTCCGGCGCCTGTTCTTCGAGGCGCGCATCGCGCCGTTCAAGGCGGTGATCCCCGACTTCGGAACGGTGACGGGCCCGTTTCAGGTGACGGCGCTGGAATATGGCGGCGAGCACAATGGCGAGGTGACCTTCGAGGCGACGCTGGAATCGGCCGGTGCCCTCGCCTTCGAGGTGCTCTGACGATGGCCGTGAATCGCAGGCGCGGCGAAGTGGCCGCCACGATCGACGGGCGCGAGCAGGTGCTGTGCCTGACGCTCGGCGCGCTCGCCGAGCTCGAGGACGCCTTCGGCGCCGACGATCTGACGGCGCTCGCGGGCCGTTTCTCCTCGGGCCGCCTGTCGGCGCGCGATCTCATGCGCGTGCTTGCGGCGGGCCTGAGGGGCGCCGGGACGCCGGCCGACGAGACCGCCGTGGCCTCCATGCGCATCGAGGGCGGGGCGGCGGGCGCGGCGGCGGTGGCGGCCGCGCTCCTGACGGCGGCGTTCGGGACGCCGGAGGGCGGGGCGGCCTCGCCGGACCCTTGAGCGCCGTGCCGGCGGCGGGCGGCGCCGGCACGGAATTTCCCTGGGACGAGGCGATGGCGGCGGCCTTCGGCCTCCTGCGCCTCGCGCCCGCCGCCTTCTGGGCGATGACGCCGCGCGAGTTCGCCGCCGCCCTCTCGCCCTTCGCGAAGGCGAGCGCCCCGCCGCCCCGGGCGGCGCTGGAGGCGCTGATGCGCCGTTTTCCCGACCTGGCCTGACGGAGGTTCGATGGACCCGGACGACACGATCATCCTCGGCATCGAGGCGGACACGAGCGGCCTCGACCGGGCGCTCGGCGACCTGACGCTGAAGGCCGGCGCCTTCGGCACGGCGCTGACCGGCGCCCTGAAGGGCGCGGCGACGGGCGGGCGCTCGCTCGACGCCATTCTGCAGGGACTGGGGCGGCGCCTTTCGGCGATCGCCCTCGACGCGGCGCTACGGCCGCTCGGCACGCTCGCCTCCGGCCTGATCGGACAGGCGCTCGGCGGCGTCGGACAGGCTTTCGGCATGGCGAATGCGGTTGCCGGCGCCCGCATCGTGCCCTTCGCCAAGGGGGGCGTCGTCTCGGCGCCCACCTTCTTTCCGGCCGGGCGCCAGATGGGCCTGATGGGCGAGGCGGGCGCCGAGGCCATTCTGCCGCTGCGGCGCGGCGCGGACGGCGCGCTCGGCGTTTCCGTCGCCGGCGGAACGGGACGGGGCGCAAGCAGCATCGTCTTCAACGTGACGACGCCGGACGCCGCGAGCTTCCGCCGCTCCGAGGCGCAGATCCAGGCGATGCTGGCGCGCGCCGCGCAGCGCGGACGACGGGGGCTGTGATGGGCATCGCCTCCTTCAGCGAGGAGCGCTTTCCCGCGCGCCTCGCCCTCGGCACCAGCGGCGGACCGGAGCGGCGCACGGAGATCGTACGGCTCTCGACCGGTTTCGAGACGCGCAACCAGCGCCAGGCCCACGCCCTGCGCCGCTATGACGCCGGCGGCGGCGTTCGCAGCCTCGAGGACCTGGCGGCCGTGCTCGCCTTCTTCGAGGCGCGGCGCGGGCGGCTCGTGGGGTTCCGCTTCCGCGATCCCTTCGACCATTCCTCGGCCGCCTGGGGGCGCGCGACGACGCCCTTCGACCAGCCGCTCGGCACCGGCGACGGGGTGCGGCGCGACTTCGCGCTCGCCAAGACCTACGGCACGGGCGCGGAGGCCTATCGCCGCCCGATCGAGAAGCCGCGGGCGCCGAGCCTGCGCCTCGGCGTCGGCGGGGCGCCCGTCGCCCTCGGCGGGAGCGCGACGCTCGACGCCGCGCGCGGGATCGTGCGGTTCGCGGTGCCGCCCGCCGCCGGACAGGCGGTGACGGCCGGCTTCGAGTTCGACGTGCCCGTGCGCTTCGACATCGATCATCTCTCGATCAGCCTCGCCGCCTTCGAGGCCGGCGAGATCCCGACCATCCCGCTCGTGGAGATCCGCCCGTGAGACCGATCGCACCGGAGCTGGCGGCCCGGCTGTCCGCCCCCGTAACGACCATCGCGCAGGCCTGGCGCCTGACGCGCACCGACGGCACCGTCCTCGGCTTCACCGACCACGACGCCGACCTCGCGTTCGACGGCACGCGCTTTCGCGCCGCCACCGGCTTCACCGGCGGGCAGGTGGAGGCCGCGCTCGGCCTCTCGGTCTCGACGCAGGAGGTCGATGGGGCGCTCTCCTCCGAGGCGATCCGCGAGGAGGACATCGCGGCGGGGCGCTACGACGGCGCGCGGATCGAGAGCTTCGCCGTCGACTGGACGGAGCCGGATGCGAGGCTTCTCCTCGACGTCCATCATCTGGGCGAGCTGACGCGCGGCGAGACGGGCTTCAAGGCGGAATTGCGGGGCATCGAGGCCGCGCTCGACCGGGTGCATGGCCGAACCTACCGGCGCCGCTGCGACGCGGTGCTGGGAGACGAGCGCTGCGGCATCGACCTCTCGCGAGGCGGACGGACGCGGACCGGCGCGGTGGTCTCGGCGGACGGCGCCTTCCTCGTCCTGTCCGGGCTCGGCGAGGGACCGGCCGGTTTCGTGGGCGGACGGCTCCGCGTGATCGACGGCGCCGCCGCAGGGCTCGAGGCCGAGATCGCGACGGCGAGCGCGGCGGGACCGGACACGATGCGGCTCGTCCTCCTCGTCGCCATCGAGGCCGATCTCGCACCGGGAACGCGCGTGCAGGTCGCCCAAGGCTGCGACCGCGCCTTCGCGACCTGCCGCGACCGCTTCGCCAACACGGCGAACTTCCGCGGCTTTCCGCACATGCCGGGCGGCGACCTCGCCTATGCCACCGCCAAGGAAGACGGGCTGCACGACGGCTCGCCGCTCGTGCCGTGAGCTTGCGGCGGGAGGCGGCGCTCGGCGCCGCGCGCAGCTTCCTCGGCACGCCCTATCGCCACCAGGGCAGCCTTCGGGGCGTCGGCTGCGACTGTCTCGGCCTGCTGCGCGGGGTCTGGCGCGAGCTCTACGGCGAGGAGCCGGAGGAGCCGGGCGCCTACGCCGCGGACTGGTGGATCCGTTCGGGCGCCGACCGGATGCGGCAGGCGGCCGAACGGCATCTCCAGGAGATCGACCCGGCGATGCAAGCGCCCGGCGACGTCGTCCTCTTCGCCTGGCGCGCGGGCGCGCCGGCCACCCATTGCGGCGTCCTGGAGGAGGGCGGCCGCCTCATCCATGCCTACGAGGGGGCGAGCGTCGTCTCCTCGCCGATGCCCAATGCCTGGACGCGGCGCATCTGCGGCGTCTTCCGCTTTCCGGAGTAGAGACCTTGGCGACCATTCTCCTGCAGGCGGCCGGCGGCCTCGTCGGCGGCGCACTCGGCGGCCCGTTCGGCGCGATCCTGGGCCGGGCGGCCGGGGCGCTGGCCGGCGCCTCGCTCGACGCGGCGCTCTTCGGCGGCACGACCCGCAACGAGGGCGCGAGGCTTGCCGGCAACCGCATCATGGACGCGGACGAGGGCGCCGGCATGGCGCAGGTCTACGGCACGGCGCGCGTGGCGGGCCAGGTGATCTGGGCGACGCGCTTCGAGGAGACGCGCCAGACGGCGCGGCGCGGCGGCAAGGGCGGCCCGCCGCGCAGCGAGACCACGAGCTACGCCTATGCCGCCAATTTCGCCGTGGCGCTCTGCGAGGGCCCGATCGCCGGCATCCGCCGCCTCTGGGCGGACGGCGAGGAGATCGACGTCACGACGATCGTCCATCGCCTGCATCGCGGCGGCGAGACGCAGGCGCCCGATCCGCTGATCGAGGCGCGGCAGGGCGCGGGCAACGCGCCCGCCTATCGCGGCACCGCCTATCTCGTCTTCGAACGCATGCCGCTCGCGCGCTGGGGCAACCGCCTGCCGCAGATCTCGGCCGAGGTGCTGCGCCCGGTGGGGCGCCTGGAGACGCTCGTGCGGGCGGTGACGATCATTCCGGGCGCGAGCGAGCACGGGCTCGACCCTCGGCCCGTGCGCGAGCGCGTCGCGGACGGGGAGGACGCGCATCCCAACCGTCACGTCGCGCACGCGGCGAGCGACTGGACGGCCTCGATCGACGAGCTCGGCGCGCTCTGCCCCAGCCTCGAACGCGCCGCGCTCGTCGTCTCCTGGTTCGGCGACGACCTGCGGGCCGGCACCTGCCGGCTGCGCCCGGGCGTCGAGACGCGCACGCGCGACGAGGACGAGACCTGGTTCGCGGGCGGGGTCGGGCGAGGCGGCGCCCATCTCGTCAGCCGCCATGCGGGCGGGCCCGCCTTCGGCGGCACGCCGAGCGACGCAGGCGTGCTGCGCTCCATCGCAGACCTGAAGGCGCGCGGCCTGAAGGTGACCTACTACCCGTTCGTGCTGATGGACGTGCCGGCGGGCAGCGGCCGGCCAGACCCCTATGGCGGCGCGGAACAGGCGGCCTATCCCTGGCGCGGGCGCATCACCAGCGCCCGCGCGCCGGGGCTGGCGGGATCGGCGCAGGGAACGGACGCCGTGCGCGCCGAGGTCTCGGCCTTCCTTGGCACGGCGACGCCCGGCGAGTTCACGACCGCCGGGGGCAGGGTGGTCTATCACGGCCGCGACGGCTGGTCCTACCGCCGGATGATCTTCCACCAGGCGCATCTGGCCGCGCTCGGCGGCGCCGACGCCTTCCTGATCGGCTCGGAACTGCGCGGCCTCACCCAGCTGCGGGACGCGGCCGGGCGGTTTCCCTTCGTGGACGCACTGATCGAGATCGCGCGGGGCGTGCGCTCGATCCTGCCGCATGCGGTGCTGACCTACGCGGCCGACTGGAGCGAGTATTTCGGCCACCGGCCGCCCGACGGCTCGGGCGACGTCTTCTACAATCTCGACCCGCTCTGGGCCGAGGCGGCGATCGACGTCGTCGGCATCGACAACTATCTGCCGCTCGCCGATGCCCGCGCCGAAGGCGGCGAGGATCGCGACGGCGCCCTTTCGCCCCACGACCCGGACGCGCTGCGCGCCGGCATGAACGGGGGCGAGCACTACGACTGGTTCTATGCGAGCGACGCCGACCGGGCGTCGGGCCGGCGCACGCCGATCACCGACGGTGCCGCCGGCAAGCCCTGGGTGTTCCGGGGCAAGGACATCCGCAGCTGGTGGGAGAACCCTCACTTCGACCGCCGCGGCGGCGTGGAGAGCGGGATGCCGAGCCCCTGGCGGCCGGCGTCGAAGCCGATCTGGTTCACCGAACTCGGCTGCCCGGCCGTCGATCACGGGGCCAACCAGCCGAACGTCTTCGTCGATCCGAAGAGTTCGGAAAGCCTCCTGCCGCACCATGCCGCCGGCGGCCGCGACGACCTCATGCAGCGCCGGTTCCTGGAAGTGCAGCTGGGCCGTCTCGATCCGGCGAGCGCCGCCTTCGAGGAGGCGCTCAATCCCGTCTCGCCCGTCTATGGCGAGCGGATGATCGCGTCGGACGCGATCCATGTCTGGACCTGGGACGCGCGGCCCTATCCGGCCTTTCCCGCGCGCGGCGACGTCTGGAGCGACGGCGGCAACTGGCGTCTCGGCCATTGGCTGACGGGCCGGCTCGGGACGGCGCCCGGCGACGCCTTGTTCGCCGCGATCCTGCAGCGGCACGGTGTGAGGGATGCCGCGACGCAAGGCGTCGAAGGGAGCCTTGCCGGCGTCGTCCTGCCGGGGCCCGGCACGGCGCGCGAGGCCTTGGACGGGCTGATGCGCCTGACGGGCACCGCCGTTCGCGCCAGCGGCGGCCGGCTTGTCTTCGCCACGCCGGCCGCCTTCGGGCGCCCGCTCGCGCTCGACGCCTTCGTCGAGGAGGAGGGGCCCTTGGTGGAGCGCCGGCGCGCGGAGGCCGGCGAACTGCCCGACGAGATCGCGCTGGCCTATCTCGACGAGGGCAGGGCCTGTCAGCCGGCCGAGCGCGCCGCGAGCGCGGCCACGGCCGGGACGCCGCGCCGCGAACGCGTGGACCTGCCGGTCGTGCTCGACGAGGAAGCGGCGGGGGCCTTCGCGCGCGGCATGCTGGCCGAGACGCTCGGCTCGCGCGAGACGGCGCGCTTCACGCTTTCCCCCGCGCGGCTCGATCTCGAACCCGGCGACAGCGTGACGCTTGCCGGCCATAGCGGGCGCTGGCTCGTCACGCGCATCGAGAGTGCCGAGGGGCGGCGCGTCGAGGCGCGGCGCCTGCCCGGGCGGCGGCAGGCGGCCCCCGGCGCCGGCCAGCCCGCCGGGCCGGGTCCGGGCGCGCCGGCGCCGGCGTCGCGACCCTTCGTCGCGATCCTGGACCTGCCGATGCCCGAGGGCGGCACGGGGCTCGCGGGCGTGCGGGTGGCGCTGCGGGCACGGCCGTTCATGCCCTACGAGATCGCGCTCTCGCAGGGCGGTGGCGCCTTCGTGCCGCGCGGGATCGCGCATGCGCCGGCGGTGATGGGGCGGCTGGTGGAGGATCTGCGGCCCGGGCCCTTCGGCGTCTTCGACCGCGCGAACGCGCTGACGGTCGCGCTCGGCTCCGGCGCGGTGTCCTCGAGCCCCGTCGGCGCGGTGCTCGCCGGCGCCAATCTCTGCGCCGTCGCAACGCGCGGCGGGGCGTTCGAGGTGCTGCAATTTTCGGATGCGCGGGAGATCGAGCCGGGCGTCTTCCGCCTGACGACGCTCCTGCGCGGGCAGGGCTGCACCGAGGACGCGGCGGCATCGGGTTCTGCCGCCGGGTCTGTGTTCGTCCTTCTCGACGAGGCGGTGGCAAGGCTCGACCTGACGCCCGACGCGGCCGGGCGCGCCGCGACCTGGCGCGTCTCGCCTTCGGGGCGCCCGCTCGACGACCCCGCCGCGATCATGATCGAGGCCCCGATCGGACGGCGCTGCCTCCTGCCGCTTTCGCCGGTCCATCTGCGCGCCCGCTTCGACGCGGACGGCACGATGGCGCTCGGGTGGGTCCGCCGCACGCGCATCGGTGGAGACGCATTCGACGCCGTCGAGGTGCCGCTCGGCGAGGAGGGCGAGCGCTACCGGGCGGTGCTGCGCGCGAAGGGGAGCAGCGCCACTTTCGAGACCGATGCGCCGGCCCTCGTGCTCTCGGCCGCCGAGCAGACCGCCCGATTCGGCATCCCGCCGGAAGAAATCGAGGTCGAGGTCCGCCAGCTCAGCCTCGTCCAGGGCGCGGGGGCCCCCGGCACGCTTCTGGCGCGCCGGCCGCGATCCTGATCCCCATCCCAGCCAGCCAGGAGGAGTGCAGCATGGACGACGTGAAGGCATGGTACCGGTCGAAGACGATCTGGGGCGCGATCGTCGCCCTCGGCGCTTCGCTCGCGGGGCTCGCGGGGCTCGCCATCGATCCGGCGGGACAGGAGACCCTGGTCTCGGCGCTGGCCGATATCGGCGTCGCCCTCGGCGCGATCCTGGCGGTCGTCGGACGGATTCGGGCGCAGAAGGCGATCGGCTGACGGCAGGGCGGGCCGGCGGAAGCGCCGGTCCGCCATTCATTCGACGTTCAGCCGCGGGCGGATAGATATTCCTTCACGATCGGCCTTCGTGCAGACCGATCCAGACCCTCCGGCGCCAGGCATGACATGACCCGTTTTGCTCCCGTTTCCGCAGTCGGCCTGATGCTCCTGATGGCGTTCGGAGCGGCCGAGGCCGGCGGCTCGCCGCTGCCGGCGGCCATGACGGCGGGCGGAGCCTCGGACGCTTTCGACGCGCCCGTGCGGCTTGCCGCGGCCGACTGCTCCGGAGCCGCCTCGCAGGCCGCCTCGCAGACGGGCGGACAGGTCCTGTCCGTGTCGCCGCGCCAGCAGGGCGGCCAGACGGTCTGCGTCGTCACCGTGCTCGTGCCGGGCAAGGACGGCGGGCGTCCGCGGCGCCAGACGGTGACGATCCGCCCCTGA